GACTATATCGGCGAGATCCCGGACGCGGCTGCTCAGCACCCGCTGATCCAGGGTGCAATTAAGTCCGGCTGGGTCTCCACGCCGATCACCACGAAGGACGCGGCACTCTACGCTGCGGACGCCGTGGCGGAAGAGGCGGAGGCCGCTTCGGATATCCGCCCGGACGCCGTGGCGGAAGAGGCTGAGGCCCCGGCTGAGGCCCCGGCTGAGGCCCCGGCTGAGGCCCCGAAGAAGAAGGCAACCCGCAAAAAGTAAGGAGGCGCGATATGTGGCCAGTCACCGGGGTCCCGGCGACCCCCATGGTCCCGCTGTTTGAAGCGACGAAGGCGACAGCCGCGAACCTGCCACAGGCGGGGGATAAGGGCACATACACCGCAGAGCTTTTCCAGCAGGACTTCCCGGAGTTTTTTAAGAAGGCCGTTGACGGGGACACCGTGACATACACGCCGATGATCCCGGCAGCAACGCTCGACCGGTACGTGGAGGCAGCGAACTCGGCCGTCACGCCCGGCGTCTGGGGATCCGACTGGAGGGACGCCGTGGGGCTCTACACGGCCCACCTGACGGCCCTCAGGCTCCAGACCTACGCTGACGGCTCGACGCCTGCAGCAGCGGCGGCCAAGGCGGCCAACGCGGGCACCGTCAAGAGCGCCAGCATGGGCGACACGTCGGTCAGCTACGACAACACGGCGATCAACGCCGCGACGGAGCGGTGGGGCACCTGGAACGCGACGCGCTACGGCGCCCAGCTTGCCACGATGGCCCGGATGATCGGCCTGGCCGGGATGTACGTGATCTGAGGAGGTGCAGACGATGTTTGGTACCTGGTACACGGACCTCGTGGACGTCTACCGGCTGCAGGAGACCACCTCCGGCGGCCTCACGAAGCAGGAACGGATTCAGGTCGGGCAGGGGATCCCCTGCCGGGTCTACAGCTCCCAGATCGGGAACCTGGTGCAGGACCGCGGAGCGGCTCAGGTCCGGCGGGCCGAGAAGATGGCCTGCCCGGTCGAGACAGATATCCAGGCAGGAGACGAGCTGCTGATCACAAGAGGGGGAGCGCTGGGCCGGGGGACAACCCCGGTCCGGTACATCGCAAGCCAGCCGCAGCAGTTTTTCGACCCTGTGGGTGGGGCTCTGACGGGCCTCGAGCATATGGAGGTCGGCCTGCAGGCGGACAACGTGAACGGAGGGACCTGATGTCGAGCTTCGGATCCCAGATGCGGAAGCGCCTGGCAGAGCTTAGACGGGTCCAGCAGGACATCCCCGCTATCATCGACGAGGTCGCAGAGACCGCGACGATGGCGGCAGTGGAGAAGGCCGCAGAGAACACGCCGCCGAACGGCGGTGCGAAAGTCGTCGGGCCGAACCTCCGGAGCGGCGACATGGCTCAGTCCTGGGCGACGGACTCCGTCACGACTCCGAACCGCGGGAAGACCCTGCTGGCGAACCTCCAGCAGTACGCGAGCTACGTCAACGACGGTCACAGGGTGGACAAGCACTTCACGAGCCACCTGGCCATCGAGGGCGGGCAGCTCGTCGGGAAGCCTGACGGAGACGGTGGCCTGGTAGTCGGCACCAAGACCCAGTACGTCCCGGGGCTCTACATGAAGGAGAAGGCCATCGGGGTCTATCGCGATACAGTGCGGCGGATGCTGCAGCAGAAGGTGAGGGAGGCTTTGTCATGATCTACTCCATCGGTCAGGTGATCTCGAGCGTGGCGCTCATGCTGGGCGCCGAGTGGCCCGGGGTCCCGGTATACGGATCACCGACAGCGGCCACGCATTTCCCCTGTTTCTTCGTTTTCCTGATGCCTACCACGATCTCGGACCAGATCGACAAGGTCGACCGCCGGGACATCTCCCTCGACGTGGTCTACGTCCAGCAGAGAGACCTGCCGGATGCAGAGGCGGCGCTCTGGGAGATCGCGGACCGGCTGGACCAGATCCTGGACGTGGTCTGGTACACGGACGGCACGGAGGGCACGGAGATGATCCCGCTGCACACGCAGGACCGGACGTACAGCATCGAGGACCAGGAGCTGCACTACAAGCTCCGGATCCCGGCGCGGGTGCATCGGCCGGTCGCCGAAGTCCTGATGCAGACCATGGAGGAGAACAATGTCGAAGTCGAAGGATAAGAAGGCGGCGGTCCCTGCGGCCGCGCCCGAAGTGAAGTACAGCACCGCGCGGCTCCTGCGGTCGAAGGCCCTCTCCGGGTATCAGCAGGACTTCGCGCGGGTAATCTTAACCGCCCCGGAGTACACGCTCTCCGAGGCTCTCGCGGCGCTTGACGCCGTACTGAAAAAGGAGGAATGAGCATATGGCTGGAGGAATCTGGACGAGCCAGAACAAGATCCTGCCGGGCGTTTATATTAACGTCAAGTCTCAGCCCAATGCGAACGCGAGCGTCGGGAGCCGCGGCACCGTGGCGATCGCGAAGGCCCTGAGCTGGGGCGCTCCCGGTGAGATCGTGGAGATCATCCCCGGGGCTGACGTGACGCCTGCGATCGGCTACGACCTGAGCGCTGACCAGGCGCTCTTCCTGCGCGAGATGATGCGCGGGACTGACGCCACGGCAGGACCCACCAAGATCCTGCTTTACCGCTACACCGGAACCGGCGGCGAGAAAGCCACCGCGTCCGTCGGGAGCAACCTGACCGCGACCGCGAAGTACGTCGGCGTCAGGGGCAACGACATCTCGATCATCGTGACCGCTGACCCGGACGGCGGCTCTGACTTCGACGTCTCCACCGTGGTGGACGGAAGAGTCGTGGACACCCAGACGGGCGCCTCCGCGGCAGACCTGGTCAGCAACGACTGGGTGGACTTCTCCGGCACTGGAGACCTGGAGGCTAGTGCCGGCACAGCCCTCACCGGTGGAGCGGATCCGACTGTCGCCGCCGCGGACGACGCGGCCTTCCTGACTGCTGTCGAGCCCTACGCCTTCGACGTGCTGGCATACGACGGCAGCAACCAGACCGTGATCGATGCCTACGTGGCCTTCATTAGGCGCATGAATGAGCAGCTCGGGCACAAGTGCCAGCTGGTCGTGGGTGACACTGCCGCCAACAGCGAGTATGTGATCAGCCCCGGCAACGGCTACGTGCTGCCGGACGGCACCGCACTCACGGCTCAGCAGGCCGTCTGGTGGATTGCTGGATCCGAGGCCGGCGCGATGTACTACCAGTCCCTGACCTATGCCCAGCACCCGACCGCGACCGCGGCAAGCCCGAAGCTCACGGATGCCCAGGCGGAGGCCCTGATCACTGCCGGCAAGATCGCGATCATCGACAGCTTCGGCCCGGTCCGGATCTGCACCGACATCGACACCCTGACCACGGTGACTCCCACCAAGGGCGCCGAGTTTAAAAAGAACCGGGTCATGCGCGTGGTGATGCAGCTGTGCAATGACATCTACGAGCACTTCGCCGGCTACTACATTGGCAAGGTCGACAACAACGATTCTGGCCGGAGTCTGCTCCGCGCCTGGATCATCGGCTACTGCAACGAGATGCTGGCGAACTCCGGGATCCAGAATTTCACCGCGGACGACGTGGAGGTGCTCCCGGGCGACTCCATCGACTCCGTGGTGATTAACATCGCGATCCAGCCGGTCGATGCCATCGAGAAGGTGTACGTGACCGTCACCGTGGACGCTAACATCTCCGTGGCAGCGGCAGAGTGAGAAAGGGGGTAAAGGATGAGCTTTTTACTTGAGCGCGACGCGCTGAACGGCAAGAGCGGCCGGGCTTTTCTCACGATCAACGGCCAGAATCAGGAGCTCTTCAATCTGAAGAAGCTGCAGGTCGACGCAGAATTCCAGGAGGGCGACTTCAAGGTCGTCGGCACCACCCTGGTGCAGAAGAAGACCACCGGCGTGACCATGACCGGCACAATGACGATCTACTTCGGCACTCCGGTCTTCCTGCAGATGCTGCAGACCTACCTGAAGACCGGCAGGCTGCCGTACTTCACCATCCAGGTGGACAACGACGACCCGAGCGTCTCCGTCGGCAGGCAGGTGGTGGCCCTCTACAACGTCAAGCTGTCGAAGGTCCCGATCGCGATGCTCGACGCGGACGCCGAGTGGCTCGAGGAGGAGGACGGCTTCAGCTTCACAAGCGTGGAGGTCCTGCAGGCCTTCCATGCTCCGGCGGCGCTGGGAGTCTGACGATAAGTACAACCCAAGCGGGGCGGCACTGTCGCCCCGCTCACTTTTTAGGAGGAGGACACAATGGGAGTTTTAAGCGCTTTTTTACATCCGGAGCCGATGGACATCACGAAGGAGATCATTATCTCCGACCGCTTCAGGGAAGACGGGAAGCCAGTGCCCTTTAAGATCCGGACGATCTCTCAAGCAGAAAACGACGCCCTGGTAAAGAAGGCTCAGAAGGTGGACATGGTCCGCGGCCGCCGGATCCAGTACCAGGACGACCAGAAATACACGAACTCGCTGATCGTGGCCTGCACGGTGCAGCCCGACTTCAGAGACGCCGAGCTTTGCCAGGCATACGGCACCCTGGATCCGCTGGAGGTTCCGGGGAAGATGCTCCTCTCGGGGGAGACCGCGAAGCTGGTGGAAGCCATCATGAGCCTGAACGGCTTCTCGATCCAGTCGCCTGAAGAGGAAGAGGAAGAAGCAAAAAACTCGTAAGCAGCGACGACCGCGAGGTCGCGCTCGCCTACTATCTTTTCGTGAACCACGGGGTCCTGCCGTCCGTCGTGGCAGACATGAGCAGCCAGGAGCAGGCCCTCTGCTGGGCCATGGCAACAAAGGAAATGCAAAGCAGAAAGAGGTGAGACTATGGCAGCGATTCGTGAGGCCCTTGAGATCGTCGACAGGGCGACAGCTCCGCTCAGAGCTGTGACCACGGCCTTCACCGGAGCCACCAGCGCTGCCGAGATGGCCGGCGCCGCAGTGAAATCGGCCGAGGCGGCAAGCACCGGCCTGGGGGAGGCCCTCGGGGAGACTACCCGGGTCGTCCGGGAGGCAAGCAGCCGCATGACTGAGATGGGCCAGCAGGGCGCCCAGGCGACGCACACGGCGGCTTCTGGCGTGGATCAGCTGACGGGGAGGGTGAAGAGCCTCCTGGCCACGCTGGGCGGCTTCGCGGCGATCCGGGGAGCGCTGAACCTCTCGGACGAGCTGTCCATGGCTCAGACCCGGATCAGCAACATCACTGGCGACCTGGCGGAGACTGCCATCGTCCAGCGCCAGATCTACGAGGCCGCTCAGCGGTCCCGCGGGAGCTACCAGGAGATGATGAACACCGTGGCCGGGCTGAAAGCTCAGACCGGCGACACCTTCAGCAGTATCCAGGAGGCCGCTGGCTTTGTCGAGCTCCTGCAGAAGCAGTTTAAGCTCGCCGGGACAGATGCCACGGGCATCTCCTCCACCATGTACAACCTGACGCAGGCCCTCAGCACCGGAACGCTGAAAGGCCAGGACCTGAACTCCGTCTTCGCCAATGCGCCGCAGCTGGTGCAGCGGATCGCTGACTACATGGGCCAGCCGATCGGGAAGATCAAGGACCTCGCGAGCGAGGGCAAGATCACGGCGGACATCGTGAAGGGCGCCATCATCGGCGCCGCTGATGATATCAACGCCCAGTTTGATGCCATGCCGATGACCTTCGGCGATGCAGTCCAGAAGGTTCGGAACGTTGGCATCAGGGCCTTCCAGCCGCTCGGGCAGATGATCGCGGATGCTGTCGCGAGCCCGCGCTTCGATGCGGCCATGCGGACCGTGACCCGCGGGATCACGGTCGCCGCTGAGATAGGCCGTCGGGGCTTCGAGATGCTCGGCGGCGCGGTGGACTTCGTGGCAGATCACATGGATGTGCTCGGGCCTATCATCGGCGGCCTTACTGCCGGCATCGTGGCATATAATGCCGCGACGGGCATCTCGACGGCCGTCACTGCGGCACACGCAGCCATAACCGGGATAGCGGCAACGGCCAGCTCCATCCACGCGGCGGCGACCTCTGCGGCCGCTGCCGGACAGTCCGCCTTTAATGCGGCCCTAGCCGCCTGTCCAATCATGTGGGTGGTGGGCGCGATCATCGCGGCCATCGTGGTAGTGGGCGTCCTGATCGCGATCTTCCACAACCTCGCGGCGACCGGTCACACGGTCTTCGGAGATATCGCCGGCGTGGCCATGGGCTGCTTCAGTGTGATCGCCAATGCCCTCGCCATCGTGGCCAATGCCTTCCTGACTGGTGCGGAGATGATTGCCAACGGCTGGAACACGATGGTCTTCAATATTCAGACCGCTGTCCTGGGCTTCGCCTCCGGCGCGGTCCGGGCCTTCGCGAGTGTGGTCCGCGGAGCTGAGAACGCCGCGAACGCGATCGCGAACGCCTTTATTAGCGGCGCGAACGCGGCGATCGGCGGCATCAACGGCCTGATCAACGCGATAAACCAGATCCCGGGCGTGAACCTGTCAACGGTCAGCACGATCGGAGCCGCAAGTGTAAACAACAGCGCCTCGGCAGCGATCGAAGGACTCGCGGCAGCCATCGACGGCCTGAAGCCGGATGCACCCCAGACCGTGAGCCTCGGGCGTTTCGAGACTGCCAGCGTGGGCGATGCCTTCAGCCAGGGCTATGAGAAGGGAGCCGCCTGGGGCGATGGCGTGCAGGGAAGCGTGCTCAGCGCCTTCAGTGGGCTGTCTGGAGATGTGACGGACCTGATGGGCGGCGGATCCATCGAGGACCTGCTGGGATCCCAGGCGGATCTGGCCAGCACCATGGGAGACGCTGCGGGAGCTGGGAGCGGCGGAAAGGGCAACGTCGGGAGCGTCGACAAGGTCAAGAAGGTCGACAACTGTAAGCTGTCCGACGAGGATCTGAAGCTCTACCGGGATCTGGCTGAGCAGAGGTACATCAACCAGATCGAGCTGCAGACCCTGGCGCCGCAGATCTCGGTCAGCATACCGGAGAGCGCTGCGAAGAATCTGACCTCTCAGGACATCGCCGACCGGCTGAAGGTGATCCTGATCGAGCAGCAGGCAGCCCACACGGCGGTCGCTCATGGCTAAAAAGCGGAACAAAGAACAAATAGAACAAAATTTTTATTGGAAGTAAAAAGTTATTTTATATAATACGCGCCCGCGCGAGGCGCGTGAACGCGCACGCGCGCGTAAGAGTCTAGTGTTCTTTTTGTTCCGTTTGTTCCTGTTCCACGGAGGAGGTGCCAGTGAATCCCGAGACAAAAATCTATGTAAAACTCGGCGGCCGGAAGTACACCCTCCCGGTCAATCCCGAGGAGATCGAAGTGAAGCACACTACGGTCGACCAGAAGGAAAACGTGGTCGGGGTCGGCGAGATCCTGATCCCGCAGAAGCCGGGACTCCGGGAGATCTCCTGGTCCGGCTTCTTCCCAGGTTCTCCGCTGGATCCTTACGTGGATCACTACCGGAGCGTGCGGACCCTGGCGAAGGCCTTCGAGAAGGCCTGGAAAAATCGGTCAAAGTGCCGGCTGATCATCTCCCGGTCCAGCGACTACGACACCAATATGCCGTGCGTTATCTCGGAGTGGTCCTGCACGGACAAGGGCGGCGAGCCGGACGATCTCTATTACTCCGTAACTTTCCAGGAGATCCGGAGCTACGGCGTGCAGCAGCTGACGGTCGTCAGTACGACGGGACCTGGCGCGGCGCTCTCCGGTGGAGGCGGATCCTCTGCAGGTCCGGGTGGATCCAGCCCAGACGCGGTGCTGGTGGTGGCTGCTGATGCCGTCCGCCCCGTGGAGGGTGACGTCCTGGTGGTGGGCGCGTCGGTCCAGATCAGCGGGCCCTACTACAGCGACAGCACCGGCCTGGTGCAGGTCGGTGAGGCCAGCGGTCTCACGGCCAGAATCACCAGAATCGAGGACGGGGCGCCGTGCCCGTACCGGGTCGGCAGCATCGGGTGGATGCGGAAGGACCAGCTGAGCTTCCCGGGAGGCGGATCATGATCAGTCTCGTGGCAGCTACGGCAGAGGGCCTCCGGATCGACTACACTGACGCCTTGAAGAGTGCGGAGCTCGCCACCCAGCGCTTCGACGCTCCGGCGAAGCTGAGCTTCGAGGGCGTCGAGGACTCCGGCATCGCGATCCCGGAGGGAGCGACGGTCCGGTTCACGGACGACGGGCAGGTGGTCTTCGTGGGCTACGTCTTCACGGCATCCCGGGACCGGTACGGTGCCACCTCTTACGTGGCGTATGACCAGCTCCGGTACCTGAAGGCAAAGGCCTCCTACAGCTTCGTGAACCTTCCTCTGGAAGACATCATCCGCCAGATCGCGGCGGACTTCGGGCTGACCGTCGGGCCCATGGCGGCGACGGGCTACGTCTTCCCGTCGCTGATCAAGGAGAACGAGAGCTGTCTCGACATCATCTTCGACGCGCTGGCCCAGACGATCTACCAGACCGGGAAGATCTGGGTCTTCTACGACAACTGCGGAGCGCTGACCCTTGTGGAGGCGAAGGACCTGATGCAGACCGCGATCATCGGCGACGGCTCCATGATGACCGACTACACCTACACCCGGGACATCGACTCCGACACCTACAACCGGGTGAAGCTGGCCAGGCCGAACAAGACCACCGGTCGGACGGACATCTACGTTAACGAGGACACGGAGAGTATCCGGAAGTGGGGCCTCCTGCAGTACTACGACAAGGTGGACGAGAACCTGAACGAGGCCCAGATCGCGCAGCTCTGCGCGGCCTATCTCAAGTACTACAACCGGGTGAGTCAGACACTGAAGCTTGAGAGCATGGGGATCACCGGGATCCGGGCGGGCATGATGCTCCCGGTCCTGGTCCGGTCCGTGCAGGTCCTGAGCGTCAACCGGATCCTGATGGCTGAGAAGGTGACCCACAGCTGGGAAGGCGAGCTGCACAAAATGACCGTGGAGGTCAAAAACTTTGACCAGCTGGGAGGTGCGGCATGAGCGGCGACCTGATCGACATCCTGCACAAGATCGTGCAGGAAACCGTGGAAGGGACGAAGCCAGCGGACCTGGTCTTCGGGACGGTCGTCACGCCATCCCCGATCAGCATCACGCTGGAAACTACGATGCAGCCGATCCCGGAGCCCGCGATCGTCCTGACGTCCGAAGTGATCGCCCGGTCTGAGACCGTGACGGCGACGGACTCCAACGGTGACCGAGTGACGGTGACCGTCCCGATTGTGAGGCCCCTGCAGGCTGGGGAGCGCGTGATCATGCTGCGGTGCTCTGCCGGCCAGCGCTTCGTGGTCTTGTCCAGGGCCCAGTAAAGGAGGAAACATATGGCAACGCTTCCGGAATCCGCCGGCTTCGGCACTGAGCTGGTGCTGGCGTCTCAGCCGTCTTTGACGTGGCTGATCGACAAGGAACAGAACCAGGTCTCCCGGATGGACGAAGGCCTGGATGCTGTGAGGCAGGCCGTCGAGATCGCTCTCAGTGTGGAGCGCTTCCGCTGGCAGATATACAGCACCAACTTCGGCGCGGAGCTGGACGGCCTGGTCGGAGAGGACGAGGCGTACATCGTCTCGGAGCTCCCTCGGCTCATCGAGGAGGCGCTCAGCACTGACGACAGGATCCGCGCCGTGGACGGCTTCAGCTTCTCCCGGACGGACGAAAACTCCATGACGGTGACCTTCGCGGTGCATACCGTCTTCGGCGATATCTCGGAGGTGATGCAGATATGATTGACTTTTCCAGCGGCTACAGCTACGCGGAGATCCTCCAGCAGATGCTCGGGCAGGTGGACGATCGCCTGGATAAAAGAGAGGGCTCTCTGATCCAGACGGCCCTGGGCCCCGGCGCCTGGTATCTGGAGGGTCTGGCGCTGGCCCTGCAGCAGATCCAGGGCGAGGCCTTCGTGGACTCAGCAACCGGCAAAAACCTGGACTACCTGGCGGCAAACCGGGGCCTCACCAGGATCGCGGCGACCTCTGCGGTCCGGCAGGGGACCTTCGACGCGCCGATTCCGGAGGGATCCACCTTCAGTACCATCAACGGCACCGACTCCGTGATCTTTACGAGCGGGGACCAGATCAGCGCCTCCGGGTCGGTTTACGTCTATGAGCTGACCTGCGAGACGTCTGGCATCATCGGCAACAGCTACACCGGGCCGATCCTGCCGGTGACTGCAATCTCAGGACTCACGTCCGCCGTGATCGGGGCCGTGATCACGCCCGGTGCTGAGGAGGAGACAGACGCCGCGCTCCGGGTCCGGTACAAGGCCTCCTTCGGCGCTGCCGGCTACGGCGGGAACTTCGCCGAGTACCGGCGGGCCATCCTCAAAATTGCCGGCGTGGGCGACGTGCAGATCTATCCGGCCAATCAGTATCAGGGCGGCGGGACCACGCTCTGCGCGATCATCGCGGACGACTTCACGCCAGCGTCCCCGGCACTGGTCCAGACCGTCCAGGAGACGATCTGCCCGCCGGACGAGAATGGCGTCGGGCCTTCCCCGAACGGCTACGGCGTCGCGCCGATCGGCGCCGCGGTGACCATCCAGAGCGCCACCCAGCTCAGAATCGACGTCTCTGCTACGATTGTCTTCAACGCGGCCGTAGTCAACGGCCTGGGGCTCTACAGTGATCAGATCAAAGAAGCGATTGGCGACTACATCACCAGCGTGGCGGCGTCCTGGGGAACCCCCCTGGTCGCGCGCCAGGTGATCTATCCGGTGACCGTCTACGCGGCCCGGATCATCTATGCCATCCTGGCGGCCGTCCCGGAGGTGACCAACGTCACGGACCTTACGCTGAACGGCGTCTCCGGAGATCTGACCCTCACGGAGACCGCTGCGCTGCAGCAGGTCCCGGTCCTCGGGGAGGTGACGCTCAGTGAGTAACGTCCGAACGGTTGACGGCGTGCATGAGGTCCTCATGCGGCAGCTCCCGGAGTGGTTCAAGCCAGTCCTGGAGTACATCGCGATCATGCAGGGATACGCGGTCGAGCTCTCCAGCTACGAGCAGACAGCCCGGCAGATCGAGCGGAATTTTTTCATTCAGACCTGTGACCTGTCGACGATCCAGATGTGGGAGCGGCTCCTGCACCTCTCCGCCCGGTACGGAGACACGGTAGACTTCCGGCGCGAGCGGATCGTCCAGAAACTCTCGCAGATCGCACCCTATACAGTCCGGCACCTGAGGGACCGACTGACGGACCTCTTCGGGGATGACTACACCCTGGAAGTCAACGCCCGGGAGTGCTGGATCAAGATCTTCGTGACTTCAGACCGATACGGGGCCGTGGATCTCCTCTATGACGTGATCAATGACCTGGTACCGACCCACCTTTACGTATACGCAAACCAGGAGGTCATCAACTACGTCCCGAGCAACGTCTTCAGCGGCTGCAGGATGGCGAGGACCTTCGAGCAGACCATCTCCCCGGGAGGTAACTGATATGGGACTTTATAATGGCGCGGTAATCACTGCAGCGGGCCAGAACCTTCTGGCCCAGGCTATCTCCGGGACAGAGCTCGCCTGGACCGTCATGCGGGCCTCCTCTGTCGCGATCCCGGAAGGGACCGACCTCACGACCCTGACGGCGCTGACCGGGATCAAGCAGACCGCCGACATCACGAACGCCTCCGTCTATGGCAGCAACGTGGTCCAGGTCTCCACCCGCTTCAGCAACACCGGGATCGACACGGCCTACCGGATGGAGACCATCGGCATCTACGGTCAGGTGACCGGAGGATCCGAGACGCTGATCGCGGTCATGACGGCGGAGACCCCGGACGAGATGCCGGTTTATGACCAGAACAGCCCCTCCGCCTTCATTTTCCACGTCCAGATGAGCGTGCAGAACGCCAACACCATCACAATGGTGGTCAACGACGCCGGCACGGCTACCGTGGCGGATCTGCAGCGCCTGGTGAACCTGAACGGCGGCGACCTGTCGAATACGGTGATCGACACCTTCACGGCGGCCACTGCTGAGTATCCGGTACCGGGTGCCGGGGACACCATGAAGGTCATCGCCGGGAAGATCGTTAAATTCTGCGCTGATATCGTGTCCGCAGTAACAACACTCGGAAACGACAAACTCGACAAAACTGGTGATGCACAAAATGCCACCATCGGAACCTCTACAGCGTCAACGGCAAGCTATCCGATTCCTGCGGCGGGCGACAGCTTCAAGGTGATTTTGGGTAAGATTGCCAAGTTTTTCGGAGACATCAAAGCGGCATACACCAGTGTCAGTGTCAGCGGCAAAAAGATAACCTTCACCACGGCGGCAGGTGGTACAAAAGAGATCAACACACAGGACACCACCTACTCCGCAGGTACTGCGCTGAACCTTTCCGGGACAACCTTCAATCACAGCAACTACGCCACCGCCGGGACGGCAGGACAATCCACCGCATCAAGCGGCAGAAACACGCTTGCTGTGCCGTATGTGACCTATAACGCGCAGGGTCACGTGACGGGTGGCGGAACGCATACCCACACCATCAGCAACATGGCGGGCGCTAACGCAAACACAGCGGGACAGGTCGGACTTGTGCCCGCTCCTGCGGCAGGTAAACAGGGTGAGTTTTTGAGGGGAGACGGCTCATGGGCAACGCCCGCAAACACCTGGAATGCCCTAAAAGCCGCAACCGCCTCCGCAAACGGCACTGCCGGTTATGCTCCCGCACCGACTTCTGGAAACTATGCGAACCGGGCGTTTATGTACCTCCGCTCTGACGCTACATGGCAGTTTCTGCCCTTGCAGAACAACCTCACCACCACAGCGGAACACTATGCGCTTGATGCGAGACAGGGCAAGGCGCTGAACGACAAGATAGCAACTGAAAAATCGAATATACTTGCACGAACGCACACTAATGCGACATTAAATCCTTCCGTTTTAAACACGGGAAAGACGAATTTTGTGAGCTACACAAAGTATACGGCGCTGAATATTGTGCAAGTGACATTCGACTTTTACCTTAAATCCGGGTCAAATACTGAGAATTCCGTGTATGTTGCAAGCGGACTCCCCGCCCCTTATGATTCAAACTCAGGGGTCGGGGTCGGTAGATACGACGAGAACGGCGTTATCGGTTTTGCAACCTACAATGCTGATAGAAACGGGCGGTTCTTGCCTTGGTACGTTGGTACGCCGTCGCACGAGGTTCACTGCTACGGGGCGTATGTGTATTTTTGTTCTTAATAGTTGTGTAGTTTAACCAAGAAAAAAGAAAGGAGAAAGCCCTATGGATTTTTTGAAACTTTCAGACGGAACACAGATCACAATCGAGGACGGCGCTTCGCTTGATCGAATTATCCACATTGCAGAGAGCGATGCAGAAGCCGCTACTGTGTGCCGGAAGGTAACAAACGACAACGTGCGTCACGTGGAATTCTGGAAGGATGGCCCGGAAGCTGATGCGCCTTATGGGGTTTTCGATAACCTTGTTGTCGCAACTCCCGCAGTGATCCAGATCAGCGAAGAGGGGATTGCCTCGGTTCTCATCAGCCTCCGGGAGAAAACCTCCGTGGAATTGCGGCTTGATGCGCTGGAGGAATCGCAGGAAACGCAGGACGGCGCAATTGCTGATATCGGGCAGGTGCTGTCCGACATGGTGGAGGCGTGACGATGGGAAAATTTTACGGGGTGAAAATCCGTGACGGGGAAATTAACCCCCGCACGGGTGAGGCGTGGGTGATTGAGGATGTCCCGAAGCTGTGGCGTAAAGCTACGGAAAAATGGCTTGCTGACAATGCAGATTAAAAAGGAGGAGTGATTATGTCAAAAGCTATTCCTGTCAACATGAAAATCAACGTGAAGGACTTTGAGCGCATCGGGAAGAGGATCGCACAGGTGAGGGCAGAGGTTGAGGCTGACACCCAGATGACCGCCGAGGAGAAGGACGCAAAGTTTGAATCCGTCCTCGGACACTACACTGGCCCGGACACTGGTCTGGTGTGGGACGACAGCACCGGAAAGATCAGCATCGCACCCGGCTACCATGCGGATGCAGACGGCAACGTGGTAAAAGACTAACAGCGGAGGGCAGAAAAGTGCGGGATAGTTTGCAGACAATCTTCTTGGCGGTTTTTGCATCGTCCGGGTTTTGGGCTTTTATACAGTATCTCTTAAGCCGCCATGACGGCACAAAGAAGGAACTGCAAGCTATCTCTGCACAGGTGGCACAGCTTGCGGAAAAGGTGGACAGCAATGCCGCCGTGCTTGCCCGAACGCATATACTCCGCTTTGATGATGAGTTGCTTAACGGCGTAGTGCATAGTCAAGAGTATTTCCGTCAGCAGATGGACGATATAGACACCTATGAGGACTTTTGCAAGGCACACCCGGATTTCCGCAATTCGTACACCACCATTGCGTCAGAGCATATTCGGGGCACGTACAAAAAACTGCTTGATAAACGGGAGTTTGGAACAGGGGGAAGAGCATGACCAGTAATATTTGCCGGGCGAATTTCAACGGGGGAAGGACGGCACAGGGGAATAACCGCTACCAGTGGGACTACGGGCAGATCCTGGAGATATCCGGGATCGAAAATCTCCCCGACCCGTTCACCGCACAGTTTTCGAACACTCCTGTTTTAGGTACGGCAAAAACGGCTGTCGGAACCGGGGGGAGAGTGGAAATCCCGAACGAATACTTTGTCAGCGGGCAGAATATTTATTGCTTTATTGTCCTGCATACTGATGAGGACGATGGGCGGACGGTCTACATTGCGACAATCCCGGTTACCAAGCGCCCGAAGCCCATTGATGACCCGATCACGCCCACACAGCAATCAACGATAGACACGGCTATCGCCGCCTTACAGGCGGGTGTTGCTAAGGCTGAGGGTTTTGCCGGGGATGCCAAAGAACAGGCGGGAATCGCCCAGAGTGCCGCTACTACGGCAACGGAAGCGGCAGAGACGGCAACGGGTGCTGTTGCTGATGTGGAAGCGGCGGCAACACGGGCAGAGACGGCGGCAGATGGTGCGGAAGCATCAGCTACGGCGGCAGGGGCAAGCGCAACGGATGCAGAGACCGCAAAGACGGCGGCATTGGCGGCAAAGGGTGCGGCGGAAACTGCGGCGGCAAGTGCTGAAGAGAGCGCAACCGATGCGGGCAATTATGCGGGACTTGCACAGGCGGCAGAACGGGACGCACAGGCGGCGAAAACTGCGGCTGAAGCGTCTGCAACAGCGGCGGCGGCAAGTGCAAGTGCGGCAAGTGGAAGCGCCTCACAGGCGGCTCAGAAAGCCTCAGAAGCGTCTGAAAGCGCTACGGCGGCACAGACATCGGCTACCAATGCAGAAGCGGCTAAAACGAGCGCAGAAACGGCACAGACAGCCGCGGAGACCGCACAGGGCAAAGCGGAACAGGCACAGGCAAAGGCTGAAGAAGCGGAAGCAACGGCGGAGTGGTATGCCGAACGTGTCGAAAGATTTCTTCCGACCGATACGGCGAGCGGAGAGATTGCGTCCTTCCCGGACGGCGCTGACGGAGTACCCATGCAGAGCGTTGTGGTGACCATGGAGCCTGTGCAGGACTTGCACGGCTACGACCATCCGTGGCCTGCGGGGGGTGGGGTGAATAAATTAAGCCCTGTTGCATACACTGGTGCAACATATAACATGAGCGTTGGAGTAGCATTAACGTTGGTAGAAGCGTCTCCTCAACCATCTGTAAATGGCAATACTATTACATGGACTATTTCAACGGCATGGATTGGTTTGGCTTTCAAAACTGACCCTCTGAGTGCCGGAACATATAATGTCCACGCTGATGTGACTAACTCACCGAATCGCAGATTAACATTTTATGTTGTTGGAAGCGATAACGTAATTAAGGAAAAAACTGCAAGCACAGCAATTAATGTTGAAAACAGGTCTTATACCGTTGCTGATGGTGACTACATTGTATTCTACGCCACAAGTGACCCTGCAGGTACTTTTGTTGTAAAAGATTTGCAAGTAGAAAGCGGAAGCAACTTCACCACCTTCACCCCCTACTCCAACATCTGCCCCATCAGCGGACGGACGGGGGCGGAGGTGAAACATATAGGAGGGAATTTTATCCCACCGATTCCGTATCCTCTTGATGGTAACCAACTTTTGGTTGACTACGGGAGGGAAATAACATTTAACGGGTACACAATATCCATGCTGTTTAGCGGAAGTTTTGTAAATGCAGGTGCAAGTTTCATCGTTGGAACCGATAAGGACGACAACTATACAATGTTGGTTCCACCTCAGAACTTCAAAACACTTGCAGGAAACGTATCATTAAAAGCTAACACCACATACACCAATGAGGCGGTTGAATATTCGAGCTCGACGGTTGTAAAAGTTAAACAGCTTTATCTGAGAACGTGGCCCGCATTTACTGGATTAAGATGTGATAATGTAATGCTTAATCAAGGCGCTACCCCCACTGCCTACGAACCCTACCAAGGCGAAACCATCTCCGTCACATTCCCCTCCGAAGCAGGAACCGTCTACGGCGGCACGCTTGATGTGGTGAGCGAGGAGCTTGTGGTGGATAGGGCGATGGTAGTTGCCACTACGGAAGATATACTTGGTGGTTACTATCATTCTGCAAGCCCTGCGGCGGGATGGGCGTTTACAATTATAAATAGAGAGCCTATTTACAAACGGAATGGGAGTTTAATCTCAAGTATTAATACACCGGGAATGTACGGAACACAGGATACAAACGGGTTTGTTTTAGCTGTATCGGACAAACCTGTATTCAAACTCATGGATGCTTACACTGGTCTGGATGGCACGAGCAGTGGGGAAGAAGTTTTAAATGCTTATCAGCAGTTTGTAACACAGAATGAGTGCGTTGCCGTCTACGAACTCGCCACCCCTACCACCTACCACCTCACCCCGCAGGAGGTGCGGACGCTCTTGGGCACTAACAACGTGTGGTCGGATGCCGGGGAGACGGCGGCTACCTATAAGGCGGATGTGCAACTGTACATCGAAAAAAAGCTGGCGTAAAGGAGGGGATTATGGACAAAGAAAAGCTTACTGAGTACATCAAATGGCTCTTGTCTCAGCTTGACGAAATCAACAGCAATGACATTGACAAGGACACGGTCAAGACCATGCTCTTGTCCATCATCGGAGAGATGTACTCGCACTAAAAGCGTATCTCTGCGTTATCGTGATAGCGACCATGAGTCCCGCTAAGCTCCTCAGTGATTGTGGCGAGGTTAAAGCGAGAGCAGTTAAGGGGTCTCCGCTCATGGGCATAAAAGAAAGGGGGAAATCATGCTGAGTGATCGGGCGTATAACATTTTGAAATGGGTCGGGCTTGTTCTCCTGCCCGCCGTTGCGTGGTTTGTCGGACAGGTTGCCCCGCTGTGGGGCGTTGAGAACGTGAGCGCCATTGTAACCACGCTAAACGCCGCAGGGACGCTTCTGGGAGTGCTGATTGGGGTTTCTACCATCCAGTATAACAACGGGGCGGGAAACGGCTCACAGGGGGCTTAAACGATGACAAATTATGAGCGGGCGAAAGCCCTTTTTGCAGATGGTTTCAGCGCCTACACGCCCACGCTCAAGGGCTTTTTCGTGAAGAAAGACCGCTATACAAACGTTCCTGCCCCCGGAAGGATTGTCTTTTTCTGGAAGAACAGCCGGGGCGATGTGGGACACGTTGGGATCGTGGATACTGTGGAGTATCGCAATGGCGTGTACTACATGACAACGATTGAGGGCAACACATCAGCCGGGAAGAACAACACCGTCAACCCGGACGGCGGGAAGGTTTCATACAAAAAGTACGATTTTCTCCCGTCACAGGTGGGCGGCGGGAATATGATTGACGGCTTTGCAATTCCGTTTTACGGCGCAGAAACCTGCTCTGCGGAGCAGTTGCTTGCCATTGCCCGGTCACAGGTGGGCTATCTGGAAAAGGCAACGGATGCCGCCCTTGACAACCCGACAGCAAACGCAGGAAAAAACAACTACACCAAATACGGGGCGTGGGCGAAATCCTGCGGTTGGGGATATAACCCGGCGGCATGGTGCGCAATGTATGTCTGTTGGTGCGCCTACACTGCCGTATCGTGCGCCCACGATTACACGCCCGGTTGGGAGCAGGACGGCAAGCGGTGGAAATTCCGCAAGCAGGACGGCACGTACTGCGCCAACGAATGGTTGTATGACGGCGGGCGGTGGTATGTATTTGCCGGGGACAGCTACATGATTACAGGTTGGTTTAGGCAGGGCATTGCTGATTGGTATTACCTCGCCGATGATGGCGGGATGTGTGCCTCGCAGTGGGTGTGGAAAGATGACAAGTGTTACTATCTGACCG